TTGTATCCGCAACGCACGCAAGTCGCTTCGTTGTTCAGCTTGCAATTCATTACTCAGCCTGCAAGGTGATTTTTAGTGATTCCCTTGACGCTGCTTCCGCAGCGGTGCAAACAACGTAGCTGCCCAGATAATCAACCATCGATATATAAATCTCTACTGGTTGCCTATCGTAGAACGCTTGCGTCTGTTCGTATGTCAAGGCAACTGGGCCAGATGGGATCGACCACCCAAACGTGGATTCAGCAATTCTTTCCGAATAGTCTTCTGACGTTATTTTATTCCCTATCTGTAGCCCACCATCCTTCCATACCATTTCGTGTTTGTCGAAATACTGCTTGTCGCACCAAGCGCGACAACGCACATGGATGCCAAGATACATATTCAGTCGCGGCTTGTATTTGTTGGCTCGAGGGATGCCTCCATATTGAAAATCGCCCCAGAACATTTCAGCTTCGCTGTTTACCCCTGGCGGCTTTTCGTTCTGCGATCCTTCAAACCGCAAACTGATCGACGCCTTGTCTGCCACCGCTTTCCAATCAGTTCCAAAAAGAACGTAGCAGAGATCCGGTTCCACGGTGTTTTCTGGAACCCCTGTTTCGTCATACGTTGGAACATTTACCCAGCCAGGGTCAACAAAGTCAAAGCCAACGCTTGTGCTTCCAAACACACCATATGCCGAAGTCACAGGATAGTAGTAGTGACGCTTGATTCCCTTCACATCGCAAAACGGCATTCCTACCAACATCTTCATAAACTTTTTGCAGTCAGAAGACATGTTTGCGTCATAAGGTTCCGGCGGCGGGTCGCCTGCTGCGATGCTCGTTGTGCCTTCTCCACCAATAGCTATGCCGCTACATGGATCAGTGGTCACGTCGATGCACGTTTTGGACGCTACCGTCGTGCCGGTGTAAGGAACCGGCATCGTCCCGCCGGTGCTGCGGTCCCACGTTTTGTACGCTTCGCGTCTGTTGCTTGCCTTGACAATGATTTCTTCGCCTGCCGCATCGCCGCGATAACAAAAGCGATTCGCGCCGAGCCATTTGCCGTCCGGCCGGTTCTTCGACAAAACGAATTCACCGCACACTACGCTGTTCATTACATACGCGAAAGCTGTGTACGCGCCCGGCATGAATAAACCGCCAACTGAGTTGAGCGGTGAACTTTTATCAAATAGCGTCCCGCGATAGCCTGGGCAATCCTTGGCAAACTGTTGGTGTGCATCGTCCGCAGCAATTTCGATTTTTATAGAAACAGACGATACATCGCGGGAGTCTGCCATCGGAAGCGTGAAGTGCCGGTGCGCCCCCGTAAATCTGACGCAGCCAGAGAACGTCGCTAGACGCTCTGGCATTAGGTTGACTTTTGGCGACGCTGTAGGCGGGCAACGATACTCAATCGGTTCTTCCGCGTTAGCCGTTGCCGTCACTTCGCAATCACAAGCCGCGTCTCGATAGTAGCCGCCGAAGAATCGCGGCGAATCTGTTGGGCCGTTCCAATCGATATGCGAGCATTGTTCAGCATCGATAACGTCGGCAGTTCTTGAAGGAAGAACCGGCGGCGCGCTTGATTCGATTACACGCGGGATCACATACGCATTGATTGAACCGACTTGAAACGATTCACCTGCCCTCGATTCAATTGCCTTGTCTTCTGTGTAATCTAGGTTTATGTCGTCAATGTCACTGCCAGCAACAACGGCTATTTCTGCGCGATAGCCAGAGTCATGTAAAGACGTTGGCAGCTTTTCGCCGCCGTGCGAAAACGTGACGAACGTACCGAAAGCATTCGCAATCCCCTTGCCGGTTTCTGGAGAGCAGAACACGCCAATGCTTGTGCTGATCAAACCTATTCCCGCATCACTGTTGTAATCCGGCTTGATCGGTGTTCCGGCGTACACACCAAGCGACGAATGCGACCACGGCCGCCACTCAACTGCACTGCTTGATGTGCCCGTTAGTTTCGCAAACCAATTATGATAAACGTCAAGAACCTGCGCGCTTCCGCTCTGCCTTGATGATGGTTGCGCATTGCCTAAAACTTGTTGTGTTCCATCCTCGCAGCCGTTTGTGGCTTTTGAATACGCTAGTTCTTCGACAGAAGACCGCGCAAAGTATCCGCCAATATTGAACCCTGGCGATTCACCTGTTGGCGACCAATCCTCCGGTGTTTCAGCCGTGGCAGTTCCCCACGCTAGCAATTCCTTGAAATCGCAGCCCAACAGAACGCGCCCGTTTTTTGCTGTGCCTTGTTTTCCGCCCCATAATCCCCTGCTAGGAAAAACAGTTGTGGAGCTTGAATACCCTTTGTTTCGAAACCCTTGATCATTTGGGTGAAAATCCCAAAACCATCTTGCGGAATACTCAGTTGCCAGCGGTCCAGTTTCCAGTGACCAGCAACCGTAAACTCCATATAAAGGTTGTTCCCACGGTTCCTTTGTCCATGTGACCTGATACAGCGTTTCCGGCTTGGCTAGTCTTCTGCTGCCGTGAATCTCTGCCGTTGCCGACCACTTGCTCGATACGATTTCTTCGCCAACTGTTACGGTGACTTTCATGCCAGAACCGTCGAGCACAGAAACCGACGGTCGCCGGAATGGACCACCCTGCCAAAAAACATTTGCGACAATGGCAACGCATGCCGTTGGCACCGCAGTCCCGCTGATCGTTTCGCAACCAACCGTATACGATGCAGTCTGGCCTTTTGAAGCGTAGGTAACGACAAGCGAATCAGCGGGAAGACTGCCAACGTCTGCGGGGCCACCGCTGATCGGATTCGTGAACGGATCTGATTGTGAAATCGTTGCCGGTCGCTGCGTCGCCTTGAATACGTTTGCTCCGTTTGCCTTTAGCTTTCGCTGTGGCCCGATCGGATCAACCGTTTCCCAATAGATATCGGGCGGCAGCACATACACCTTCGTGCAACCGGCGCAGATTTCTTCACCGCGCCCGCCGCGAAATAGCTGATTGCTAATCATAGAACCACTACGGCATCCGCGACTGTGCCAGTTGTGCCGTAAGCGTATGCACCAGAATAATTACGGTTATCCCACCACGCTATTCTCAACTGCCCACAAATGTGCGATTCGAAATAGATCGTGCCATCATTGGTTGTCGAATACGGAGTGGGGAAGAATCGCACATAGTTGTGGTGCATGTGCCGCATGATGATGCGGGCATAGACCGGCCCGCTCAATTGGATTGGAACGATTGCGCCCGCTTCGCCACCCTGCAAGAGCATGCCGCACTTGCCTGGGGACCACGGAGCGGTTGCAGTGCCAGCGATCGGCACAGCGTTGCCGATTACGATCTGCGAATTGAAATTTGGCAATTCGATGGCGACAGGAGGAGCTCCGCTGTTGACCACTGCTACAAACGCAAGCGGAGCGAAGGACTGCGACAGCTTGACGTGGACGAAGTTCCTTGCGATTGGATACTGCAGCGAGTCGCCTGCTGAGCCCGGTTGAGCACCGAGCACAATATCGGCAGCATCCTGCGCCCTGTTCCAGGCGCGTGCTGATATAGCGCCACGAACTGGCTGGCCTGGCTCAAGTCGTCCGTCTGGGCGTGTCATCAGCCCGTCCCGATTCCGAGAGCCGCAAAATTAGTTTCTTTGTATACCGAATTGACGTAGACGTGTTTCGGCTTTTTGAAAAGCACGCTTTCATCAACTGCATCTTGGTAACGCACCCAGAGATACTGGTGGCCCATTTTGGAGATTCCAGCGATGTCACCAATAGTCTGATCTGTTACGTTTTGCGACGCAATAAAACGATACGACAGAGACCACGGCCCCTTTCCTTTCTGGTCGTCCCATTCTTGGTTTCCGCTGCATCCAAGAAAAAGAACCTCGCCGAGTTCAAAGCCACGAAAAGGCGCATTGTTTGTTGTGCCAGTCATCCCAGACACGTTTCTGATGTAGGCTGATGTGACGTAATTTGATGGAACGTCGTAACTCTCTTGCCATTGAAGTTGCGGCGTAACGACATCAACGCCGTTCACTCCATTTGAATCAACAGCAATGGCTTTCTGCTGGTTTGGTGCGTTTGCGCCGAATCTAGACTCCGAAAATCCCTGCGTGATGTGCTGCGTTCCGCCGGTCGTATCAAATGACCTGGCACGCTTTAGCGGCTCAGTGCCATCTTCTGCGCCGTTCTTTTCGTAGTGTGCAGTTACTTGCCAAGCATCATCGCCCAAGTACGAAACAGACAGCTGCTCAAACATGAGCCGCATGCCTGGATCGTTTGGGTACTGCCAATACTGATTGCCGTTTGCTATGTAGGCAGCTGCCGCAGCATGAAGAGCAACGTCGTCATTCGTGCCGAAAACCTTCCACGACTTCGTGTACGTCGAGGTGGCTTTCTTTCCGAGGCGGACGATTGTCGCCTGGCGTGACTCGCCATCCTCGATCCAGGTAAGCCCAGCCATTAGGCAGCCACCCTTCCTTCGTCGCCCATGCCCTTAGTGTTCTTGTCAATGCTTTCAAGCGTTTTGAGTTGACGCTCGGCGATAGAAGACCCAATCCCCATTCCTCCGAGATTGTTGGACGAGAACGTACCAGCCACTTCGCCCTTGCTGGTTTGTGAATCAGATGCGGCCGCCTCGGCCCCGCCCCTCGCAGCTTTCTCGCTTTGGGACATTCCTGCGTCCCTTGAGATTCGCTCTTGTGCATCATCAATGGCCGATTGAAGAGTGTCAGCCTGCGAGCTTGTCAGCCTCCCGTTGGAGTTCAAAGCGTCAAATTGTCCGTAGAGGTCTCGCAGCTGATCAAGCGTGGTGGCATTCTCCACTTGCTTCAGAAGGTCGGCATATTGCTCGCCCATGACCTTCTTCTCGCCACTACGGCGAGACTTCTGGCCGAGGTCTGCAACAGCGGCCTCCGTGTCCTTCCGAC